CCCCTTTCAGTAAAATAGCCATAAAAAAACCGGCTATAATAGCCGGTTATAATAAAAAGCACTCTGCTATTTGCAAAGTGCTTTATACTATCTCAACTTTATTAATGACATCACCAAGTATAGCGCCATCATGAAGTCTATATGAATCTAGCATATCATCTACACTATCAAAATAAGCATCCATGCTACGATCGTTACCAGAGCAATCACGCCCAATAAAAAAACCTGTGCCAGGATCACTGCTAACCGTATAAATTACACCTTTATATATTACTGGTCCATCATACGGAGCCATGCCATCGGCGCCTGTCAAATCGTTTTTAAAATCTGTTTTATCTGCGTAATAGCTTTTTTGATCTGCCATAATACGCCTCCACCTTTAATCATTTCCTGCGGCATTGCCGCTATAACTTCTTTTTCCCAAGACCATAAAGCCTGAGGTACGTCAGAGCGTTTCCCAACTTCGTTCGGTTCATTGCTATGGTAAATTGTTCGATGTACATGGGGATTTGTACTATGTGGCCCAGAGCCAGCATGTGATTCAAAATGAAACGCTGTAGTAAGTCGCCCCATGCCGTCATATACGTTCCTTGCTTTTATTTTACCATTGTCCTTAGATGATATCAAATCATACTTCCAACCCGGTACGCCTTGTCGTGAAGCGCCATGAGCGGATACTAAAGCTATTCTTGTATCCATATCAAGCGAAATAACTTTTGCTGGATTTTGCTTTGTACCTTTGAGTGTTTTCAAGATTTGTTTTGTTACCTGCCTTTTCGTTGTTTTCTCAGATATAACAACATCACAGCGGCAGTGCCCATGTATCGGTGGCAACATTCTTCCCTGGGAAATCAACTTCGCACTTGAAACACCTATCGGTGGAGTACTTGTCCACGGTAAAGCATTTTTTACCTCTTCCGGGTCTGTTAACTCAAGAACATTCCGACATACATCTGCAGCAGCAGTAACGCTGAAACTGCGACCATCCAATTCTTGACATACCGGACAGGTCCTTTCGTCGCCCATGGCAAAGATAGTATATTCTTTGATACCGACCTCTTCCATACCAAAAACATTACCAAAAGCCTTAGATCTGACAAGGAGACTTTCAGCTGTAATATCCCAGTATTTATAATCAGTCATATCAAGAACATTACTCAGTTGACTTTCAAGCATCTTAGTAAAGTCTTTTGTACTGAGGCCCATATCCAAAACTGCTTTACCTGTTTCTACAACTTTTTCCGAAATAGCACTACTGTAATGTTCTCCTAACCAGTAAATTCCATTACTCTCAATGAATGATATCGCTCGTTTGTCAATGATCGTATTGTCAACGACCTTCGGCTTATCTTCGGCCCATTTGCTCTTTGCCTTAGCATATATGCCAGCAACTTTTTTATGTATTATCGACCTAACAGCCTTGCTTTCGGCAAACTCATGCCCCAAAGCATTTAACAAATATTCTTCCAGTTCCTTTAAAGCGAATTCCCTTGCTTCTGGTACAATATCATCCAGTAATTCAATAGCATTTTTCAGATGTTCTGAGTAACTCTCTCGCCAGAGTTTCCTAAGCTCTGCCGCAAGTTCGGCATCTCCTAAATCATTTTCTTTCTTTTTTTCTAATGAGCAAATGGACTTGATCAAAAATAGCAATTCAGACTTTTCATTTTCACTAAACCTCATTTTTTCAAGCCCTCTCTGATTTTCCATAAAGCTTTAAAAAGCTGTGATTTATTCAAATTATTAAGATCATTACTATTATCAACATACTGCGAAAACAGCCTAGGTAATTCACCAAATTCATCAGGAAGCTTCTCTAAATCCATGCCCAACAACGTACCTATCTTATCACGAATCTCGTTTACTTTAAGCGCACCTGTCGCATCAGCAACTGTAATCAAAGCTGAAACTTCTTCCGGATCATTTACATCTATGCCTACCGTTTTAAATGACCATGTGGCTACGCCCAACTCATAAACAAGAATCCTGTTCATCTGCTTGTCAAATTCTTCCCGTTCCGGGGCAAAAACATTTTCCTCAGCCTGTTTCAAAGATTCTTTAGCAGTAGCAAGAGTGTAATCGTCAGATAATCCAATCAGCAACGGCGGTAGCCTAAACGCACTGCGTATAGTTGATTTTGCATCTTTGTTATACTCTAAAAACTGAGCATCATTCTGCTGGACATCACGCAAAGATTTTATTTCAATTTTCGTTTGTGCTGGGCGTGCATCTGGTACTCCGCCATAAGTATTATCAGTACCCGCCGGTACAGCCTCAATGATTAGCACAGAATTCGCACCGCCACGCTGCTGTGTGACATCAGTCATAAAACTTCGGATTGAATCAATCGTTTCATCTGCTACAGTACCGCCTGACACCGTTATAACTGCCGCTGGAATGGCATTATTATCAAAGTACGAATAATTACATTCAGAAGCAGCTCGAACGCCTGCAACCTCATATTCACAGCCTACCCAACGTGGCCGCCCATAAACAGACGCTGGGTTGTAATTACCAAGCCAAATAACTTCAGTTGCTGCCGTTTCCGATTTCGTACTATCTTTCAAAAAATCGCCAGACGTGTAATCCATAGTCCGGGGATCTCCCCATTCTTTAAACCATACTTTTTCACCAGCAACTTCTTGCATGAATTTTCGGAAACGACGTGTGCATTTTTCTTCGATTATTTTACCTTTAACAACTTTTTTTACAGTACATTCAACAAGTTCGCTTCCTATTGGTGTCATTTTCATTGTAGCCGCCGGTATATGACGTAAACCTATCATCTCTCCAGTTATATTTCTAATCAATTCCATACAAGCATAACCAAAGGTTTCACGATCAGTACGTAATTTTTTCCGCAATCCAAGAAAATCGTCACGACCTTCCGGATCAACATTACTGAAAAATGTATCGACTTTCGACCATTCTTCATCGCTGGTTTTTACGCCATCCTCTCGCTGTTCAAGCATATATTTGCGCTCACAACCAATAACCATGGCACTAATACACTGTGGCAGTATCGAAGATAGCTGCACCAGCTCCGCTATCTTTTCTGGATCATATGGCGGTTCAATAACACGACCTTCTGACTGTCCTGTTTCCTTCTGCGGATCAGCAACTTGCCTGGATTCGCTTTTCAACAAACTATGACCTAAAACACTAATACTTTTTTCTATTTTTACAACTTGTGATGCCATATTAAAATCACGCCCTCCTAGCTTTAACTTGATTAGGTTTATTGATCGTTTTTATCCTGCGGAAGTCCTCGACCGAATACCTTAACGCTGCCATCGCATCATCAAAGAATTCTATCGGATTATCCGTATAGAGGCCTGTTTTTTCATCTTTCTTCCATCTCCATTGCGACATTTCTTTTAAAGTATTGGTACAGGATGGATGGACTATGATTTTATGCTGTTTAAGATAGTCTATCTGCGACATTACACAGCCACTGTCCTTGAATACACCATGAGCATTCCAGCCGCAGGCTATCCATTTTTTAATAGGTTCCGGGGATGCACTATCGCAATGCATTATACGACTTCGATCATAATTTCTCTGTTCCGCCATACGAATAATTTCGTCAACAAGTTTTTCATAACAATAAATTTCAGAAGCAATGTAAATAACATCATCCTTAAAACGAACATCCAAAATCGCATTGGCATGGTTATAACCAAAATCCTGTCCATATCTTGCAGCGTCAAAATTCCCGATATCTGTATCAAAATCTTCGACGACATAGTTGGACAAAATCATACCAGATGTTTCGCCCCATTCCCCAAGGCCATAAACTTTAAAACCTTCTGGATCATCATTCCTACGACGCTCCATACGAGAATAATATGCAGCATCAATAAACTTATTATCCAAGTACGTCGACCGATGCGTAAAAACATCAGGATCAACAACATCCCAATATTTACGCTTTATCCAATGCAAAGCGGATACAGGATTAAATGTCATTGTAATTTGATAGTATAAATACGGATTTGACAATTCACCACGCAAACGGTCATCAATAATATCGATATCAGCTTCTTCCAGCTCTGTAGCTTCTTCGATCCATACCCACACAAGTTTGCCTTTAGGAAAAGTGATAGACTTTAACTTTTCACGCTGTTTCTTATCATTAACACCACGAAAAATAATACTGTTTCCAGTAATTTTAGAAGTAATCATAAGTCTACTACTGTTGATTATCCAAAAATCTTCCCAGTATTCGCCACACATACGAAAAATGACAGCCTGAAGTTCAGCAAATGTGCTATAGCGGTTCGTGCCTTCTGACTTACGAATAACAAGTAAATTTGCACCAGTATATTTTGTATCACTGAGTTTTAATATAAAATCTTGAGCAACATTAACAGATTTGCCCGAACCAGCAGAACCTAAAACAACTCTATACCGGCAATGCGTTTCATTTACCGGCTTAAAAATCCGATTGAATTTTAATCGTGAGGTAATACTAAACATATTCAACCTCAACTTTCAAAACTTTCGGGCCTTTATCCTGATCACCTTTCTTCTTATCCTGAATATCCTGCAGAGCCAAAATACATTTCAATTTTTTCTCTTGCAGTTTTGTAAGTTCTGCTTCCAAACTCTGAATAACGCTGTCAATAGGTACAGTGCGAATAACACTATTCTGTTCAATTCTTTTAAATTTACCACTTTCATCAGTGATAATTTTGCCACTGTTATCTTTCTCGGGGCATAAAAAAGTTGATGTACTGTCAGTAGTTACAGACGACCGTGCTTTTTCTTCAAGCCCTTTATATTTAGCTATCAGCTGCATATAACGCCGCTCTCTTATTGAATACAGCCGCAACTGATCCTTTAGCATATCTTCTGTATCAAACGGCATATCCTCAGCCATTTCTAATTCCTCTTGGCTAACAGTATCCCAATACATTTTAGAATAACGGCCATGGACAAGCCTATTAGAATTACCAAGAGGAGCACCATGCCCGGCAGCATTTTGATTGCCGAGAGGTGCTCCTCGCTGGTCCTTCTTTTTTGTTTGGTTTTTCGTCGATTTTTTATCGCCCCAGTGGTCTTCACGCTTCCACCTCGAAATAGTATCGACTGGTTTACTTAATTTTTCGGCAATCTCTTTTAACTTTAGAGTTTTGCCGCTTCTCAGCCACATCAACCGGGCTTTTTCTCTGTCGGGGCTTCTCGCCCGTGTCATGGCTGTCACCTCCTAAGATAAAACTTTTTGTTTGAACCTAGATTTTTGTTAACAGCGTTGCTTGACTGTATGACTTTGAGGTACTCATCATGTCTAAAAAATCCTCTCTTGAAAAGTCTGACAACCTAAAAATTTCTTCTTTCTTCATACCAGTTTGCTTCTCAATCTCTTTCATCGGTGTACCGGCATTAACCAATTCCCTAACAATAGCTTTCATTGGCCCTATTACATGGGTTCCTCTCGCACGATTATGTGTGATCGTACCGTAAATATCCTCACTGTGACTTTTATGGTCAACGATAACCACAGGGACCATACCAGATAACTTATTTTTCAGCGGCTCTCGCTGTGCTACCGTCCACCGATGGAATCCATCAATAATCGTATAGTCAGGCTTAACCACTATAGGCAGCGTCCAGCCGTTGGTTAAAATAGACTGAGTAAGCAGTTCAAGGTTTTCTTTAGTAACCACATTAGGGTTATAGTTATTAGGTTTTAATTTATTAATCGGTACCCATTGTAACGATTTTAAAGGTGCTTTTAAATCCATCATATTTTCCCGCCTTTCGCCTTTCTTAAATAACCACCGTAAATATCTAAATAAAGCGCCCTATATGATCTCATTTTTGGATCACCTTTCAAAAGCGCCTCATACATATTTTGGCAATCTTTATTTGACATTAATATCGCAGACTTCACATATAGATGCCGATACCGTTGAGCAATTTTCAACTTTGCTTCAGTAAAAAACCATTTCGATAAATTACTGAAGATGTTTTCCAATAGCTTTCGGTAATCTTTAACCTTCTGATTTTTTTCAATCGCTCTCCTATTCTTTGAAGAACGTCCAAACATTTCAGAATCCCAATATAAAGCTGCTAAATAAGCATTTGGTTCTCTCCTGATTATCCGTTCCATAAGATCCGGATAATATTCATTCATTTTTACCAGGCTTCGAGCCGTATCAATACTGAAAAACTGCGATACCCGCAAATTATTTTTGCCGGTACCAGCTTGATAAAGGTATAAATAAATGTCAGGTATTTCAACCTTTTCGTTAAATAAATAAAGCCATACGTCGTTATTTTTCCAATCATAAATAGGGAAAATATGATTTTTACTATTTAATTGTTTTTTCGCCGCAGTAGTCCTCGATAAATTCTGAGAACGCTGTATACTTTCTGCAGCTCTTACACCAAGAATATGAATGCCACCCTTCAGCACCCGTGCAAAGAAGTCTTGATATGTATCTTGCCTTGCTTTTAGCAGCGGGTGCGTCCGGATAGCAAATGAAGGAGGAATGCGAATCCATAAATCCCGCTTTGTACTGTCAAAGCAAATAAAGCTTTCATCATTTGCCAACTCGTTAAAGCAATTATAATGACGGCACTCGATGCAGTACCAATCAAATTTTGCTCCAAGCAGGATAAACTTTCTTCTCCAGTCTAATACTGTTTTTTCAATGCATGGATAAATAGCCTCTTCATCTAAAAAATATACAATTAACTGCTTGGGGTCTATTTGCCCACGTTGAATAAGGTTAACAATCAACTGTGACAAACACAGGCTATCCTTACCACCCGAAAAAGCAAAATATACCGGCAGTCCATTGTTAAATACGTTTATAATTCTTTTTTCCGCTGCTTCAACTACATTCCTTGCTCCTTCCAGCTTAATTATAGCCATACCTTTTCACCACACTTAGGACAAATAACATAACGACCATTATCATCTTCAACAACTGAGTTGCTTTCAAATCCGTCGCTGTTATCATAATCCTCTGTATCGGTGTTTTCTTCAGCGGCAACACGCTCAATTTTCTGCTCTACTGCTGCCTGCTGTGATTTAATTTCTTCGACTTTTTCTCTATCAATGATGCCGTAATCATCCAACTGGGCATTAACAGCGTCAAGATCGCCAACGAGCATCTGCAAAGTACTTTCATCATAGCCAGGGATAACAAGATCGTCTTGCAGTTCCTTAAAAAATTCATCTAAAATTTCAAGGTTGCTTACACCTAGCTCAAAAATACGATTATCAGCGATCATTAGCTTTTTCTTATCTTTTTCGCTAAGGTTATTCATAACTAAAACCTTAACTTTAGCCCAGCCAAGGCTTTGAGCTGCCAAGTATAAACCGTTGCCGCAAACAATGTTATATTTTCCATCTACGACAATCGGTCTGATCTGCCCGAACATTTCC